CAAGAGATGTTGCAAAACTTCTTTACTGGCTTTGAAAGTGGCAGTCAGCGTGTTCCTCAGAATTTCCAATATATGATCCGCGCCGCAGATGCAGACATACCCGCACCACGGTTAGTTTGCGTTGAAGAGAATCCGGGGCCCCAAACCCAAGATCTCTTTGTTCGGACGCTGAAGGACAGTTTGCTTTTGTTCGTGATTGTTCTGTGGGCGCTTTTGTGTCCTGCATGGAACCGTCGCTTTCATCGGCGCTATGGCCCATTCCTTGATTGGTGTGTCACAGGCCTTGCTATCCTCCAGTTTCTTGAGCAGACAGCGCGTGTTTCCGCGCAAAGTTGTTGCGAAAGACAGGACTCATATTTCCTGGCTGACGCAGTTTACTCTCGTATACCCCTGAAATTTGGCTTACCTAGTGAGCCATTGACAGGAGCAGCATTAGCTACACTTTCTCAAGAGATCAAGAGTTTCAAACATTCTTTGAACTTTGGGAAACCAAGTTACAAGCCGCACAAGGGCAAACGCTTACCACACTATATCAACGCTACGTCTTCAAGTTTACCAGAGCCATCTCAGGAATCTTTGACTGTTGCGATGCCGAAACAAGGTGGTGGAAAGAAATCGAAAGCCAAAACCGAAGTGATTGTGATCAAAGGAGGAGCGGCCACTGTGAAGCGGCCGAAATTTCAGCCAAAGATGGGGAAAAAGAAGCCTAACCGTATGAATCTGCCTGGTGGTGGACGCAACGGAATGGACCGCACTGTCGTGTCTGGCTCTGATTACATCGAGGCATTGCATGTCACTGGGCCGGCCTCTAGTGGCCAGCAGATTCTTGAACAACCGGGGCAGGTGATTTACAAGACCCAGCTCCAGCCTTTCAAGATGATCCCAAATTCGCGACTCAAGAAGATGATGGACCTGTTCGAGAAGTGGAAGGTTCTCAGGTTTGACTTTGAGATCCGCTCGAACATGGCCGATACAAACAGTGGGACAGTTCTGTGTGTTTACGAACCCAATGCTCTTGAGGTCGTACCAGACGTCTCAGTTGGCACCGCTGCCGAAGATCAGAAATCCCTGAGCAAGTATGAAGCTCACAGCAATGTGAAGGTCAT